GGACTTCGGACTCGGTGCTCATGTCGACACCTCGATCACGCCGTGGGTCGAACCCAGCAACGCGCTGAGCACCGTGCCCGAATGCGGGCGCTGCGACATCAACAAGCCGCGCACGTAGAAGTCGAGTGTTTCGACAACACCGGCAACGTCGTTGGTGTAGCTGGCCAGTATCGCCGGGGCACAGTTCCAGGCTCCCGCCAACAGGCTGGACGCATCACCGTTGAGCGTGCGGTACACGTCGACGGTGGCCATCTTCGATGCGTCGGTCTTGGGGTGCAGGTTCATCAGCCGGTTACCGGCGCGCTCCAAGGCGCGGTAGACCAACACGTCGCACGCCGCGGCCAGGCCGACTTGCTGGCTCCGGGCTTGGTGGCTCGGCTCGTTGAGGTCGGGAGCGTTGCGTTGCTCCAACTGCGGGGCGTTGTCGGTGCGCAGGTGACTGGGTGGCTGTTGCGCGGGCTGCTGGACGTTGATCGGGCCGAGGTCGGTGCCCAGCAACTTCAACGCAGCTTCGGTCATCTCCGGTGTGGTGCTGCCAACGGCGATCTTGCGCAGCAGCCACAGCTTCTGCTCTTGGGTCAGCGGTGCGTCCTCCGGTTGGAAGCCGGTCTCGCGGCGCAGGGCCACGCCGCTCAGCTCGTTGCGGTCATACAGCTGGATGGCTTCTTCGCTGCGGTTGGGCCGCAAGCGGATGCCGCTGGTGTCGGCAATCACGAAGTAGTCGCCCACTTCGTTGTCGGGCACCAGGCCGCGGATCGCCGGTTGCAGGTATTGCTCGGTCAGGGCGTAGGCCAGGGTCGCCAGCTTCGGTTCGAGATGGGCCTTGACTGCTGACTCCTCGCTGAGCCAGGCGTTCCAGTGGTTGGCGTCGGCCACGCCCAGCAGCACTTCCGGGGGGACGTCCATGCCCAGCGCAAGGCGCTTGATGGCAGCATCACGCATGACGACGACTTTGTCATCCAGCTCGCTCCAGAACTTGAGGTGCTCCTGCTTGCCGAGCGCCTCGGTGGGGACCATGACAACGATGGGCACCAGCGCGCTGGGGTCGCTGCGGTCTTGGGTCGGGGTCATCATCGACTCGCCCAGCACAGCCATGAACCGCGACGCCTGCGAGGCGCTGGGGTCGGCACCGGGTGGCACCGGGAAGTCGACGTCGCTGGACATGAACAAGATGCCAGCACCCGCCAAGCGGCTGGCGATCTGCGCGGTGACGTGTTGGTCGTAGCCGGTGATCTGCGCCAGGGTCGACAGGTTGGGTCGCACCGGACTGTCGGGGCGCGATGGGTCTTGCGGGTTGGGCATCCATACCCGGATCACTAGGTCGCGCTTGTCGAGCGTCAGCGGCCCCATCTCCGTGCCGAAGTCGGCCTGCAAGACACCGCCGGGCAACTGGGTGACCTTGTTGTAGGCCAGCGTTTCCCAGGCGTCGTCCTTGGCGCGGTTGACGATGTACTCGTCACCGGCAATGGTCGTGTGCACGCCGAACAGTTGCAGCATCTGCGCTTGGCCTTGCGGCCCGCCGTACAGGGCGTCCATTGCTTCGGTGGCGGGATTGGCCTCCCCGCTGAGCGGGACCAGCAAGCGGCCCTCGCGCTTGGCGGCGACCAGTGTTGCCCGGCTCAGCACGTTGCCAATCCACGTCGCTACATAGCGGAGTTCACCGACGTTCTCCCAGAATTGCCAGGCTTCGCCCTGCCAGTTCTCGGGCCTGCCCGCCATGTTGCGGCTCGACGTTGGCAGCCGTACAGCGGACGCCACGAACCCCGATGGAACCACGGGAGCGGGCTGCGGTTGACGTACCTTGGCCATCGGCGGCCGACACTACTACTCACGCTGGTCCTCGGGAATGTCCCGGAGACACAGATAGCTGGCGAGCCATGCCGTCGCCGCCCACACGTTGCCCAGCCACCACGTCCAGTGCAGGCCGCTCGACCATCCCCAGGCGACGTTGACGATGGCCACATACGGTGCCGCGCACCACGGGCAGTCGAGTACGTCGATCCACGATGGAGGCAGCAGCTTGGCGATCTGCTTGCGTAGCCACAGCACCGGCGGGAAGTCGTCATCGACAATCAGGCGGACCATCCGCGCCGTGGCCAGCACGCCGACCACGAACGCGGCAACCATCACGAACGGCTGATCGAACGTGATGTTGGTCTGCTCGGCAATCACGCCGATTCCATCTCGTCTTCTGGATGCGCGCCGCGCTCTTTGGCCTTCTCCGCCCAGCGGATGATCGCCGCGTCACTGCGCTCGCTCTTGTCGAGGACGAAGGCGCACTCGACAATGCCGACGCCGACGTGTTCGCCGTTGGTGCGCACCACTGCCCACCATTGGTCGTCGGGGTCTTTCCACAACACGATGCGGTCGATGGCATCTTCGATCATCCCGTACACGGGTTCTTCTGACTGGTCTGCGGCAAGCAGTCTCATTGGCCGGAACTCTCTTTCATTGTTCGAGGACTATGGATTTCACAGCCCACATGATGCAGTCCTCCAGGTGGGTCGCGGCGATGCTGCGCTCGCGCGACAACGGACAGCTGTTGGCGATGTCCCACGCCAGCACCTTGCCCGCGTCGCGCAGTGCTTCGATGCGCTCGACCTGTTCGGGACTGGGAGTGTGGTTGGTCATGCTGTTGGCCAACCGTTGATACAGCTCGTCGTCGTGATGTTGCATTTGCAACTTCTCCGGATCGAAGGCGATCTCGCTCAGCCAGCCGAGTGGCTGCTCCCAACCGGCATGGTCGGGGGGGACGTGCTCGTCGCAGGCGTAGGCCTCGTTGGGGCCGCGGTGGTGCCATGTGGCCAGCGAATTGCAGAAGCGGCTATCGCACAGCGGGCGGTCACTCATGGTTGGAAGCCTCGCACATGGGCCGCCAATGGGCGGACAGGACGGACGTGCCGCCGCAACGATGCGGGCGTGGCGATGTCGCCGGTGCGGGCCTTGCCCGCGAGTTCGGTCATCCCGTGGACCAAGGCGTCAACACGGTCGGGGCTGTCGCGGTCTTCGTAGGGTTGCCACGTCGTCATCTGTTCTTCCAGCGTCTCGAGAATTCCGACGTGGGCCACCAGTCCTTGTTCATACAGGCCGACAATCGGCTCGGCGCGCAGGCTCTTGCCGCGGCGGCTGTTGATGCGGATGATCCGCTTGTTGATGCCACTGGCGCGCAGGTTCTGGACGACAAGGTCGCCACCGTAGTTGTCCTCGCAGACCACCGCGTCGGCTTCGTATTCGTCCCAGGCGGCGTCAACCGCTTTGGCCCAGCCGCTCGGGCTGTGTTTGCCGCTCCTGTCGGCAAGGGGGTAGAACCTCCCATCCACCCCCTTGCCGATGACCACGATGCCGGTCTCGTCAGAGTGCTTGTTGGCGGTTCCGGCCGGGTCGACTGCGACCACCACGCGGGCCATGTCTGGCCCGATGAGCACGCGGTGTGGTTCGATCATGTCGAAGTTCCACAGTGCGCCTTCGACGTCGGCCAGCAGCTCGCCGTAAATCTCCTGCCTGCCTTGCCTGGTGCCCTCATACTTCTTGATGACGATCTCTGCGAAGTTGGGGGCCAGGTTGTCGATGTTGTCGTAGGTGCTGGCACTGCTGATGCGCGTCGTCGGGGCGGCGATCAGCTCTTTCATCCAGGCGCGCGGCTTGGGCGTGGTGGTGACGACGATGCGCGGCTGTTTGCCGATGCGCAACCCGAACATCAAGTTGTCCCATGCCTCTTGGACGAGCGGCCAGTGGGCGGGTTCGTCACACCAGGCGAAGGCATGCTCGGGGCCACGCAGGCGGTCGGGTTCTTCTGCGCTGAACGTGGTGCCGACGCAACCGTTGGGCCACGTCAACCTTCGCTTCGACGGCTCGTAGGTGGGTCGCCAGCCGGGGCGGGCAATGGTCAGTAAGCCAGACTCCCCCTCCAAGAGCGTGTCGCGCACGTCGGCACCTGTTGCCGCCACCAAGGCGATGCGGCTGACGCGCTCGGCCACCCGGTGGGTGAACTCGGATCCTGCCCTGGTCTTGCCTGCCCCACGGCCCGACTTCATCAGCCACACCAGCCAGGCGTCGTCGGTGGGGGGACGCTGACTGCCGCGGGCATGGTTCCATTCCCACACGTCGTGGGGCTTGCCGTCGCAGTTGGTCAGCGGGCAGTAGAACGGTCGCCAGTCGTCGTTGCGCGACTTCTGCAGGCGCTCTAGCGCGGCTTGCTGGGCGGCGGGGGTCCAGTCTTTGTAGACGTCGAGGTCGGGGTCAGCCATCGGTCCAGGCTCCCAGGTCGCGGGCCAACGACGGAATGTCGGGCGGTTCTAGCCCGTAGTCGGCTATCAAACAGCGGGCGATGCACGTGCGCAGGTAGGCGTGCACGCTGAGGCCTTTGTCGACCGCGGCGGCGCGCACCAGGCGGAAATCTTCGCCCTTCAGCTGCACCGAGGCTTTGCCGTTCGGCGGTACGTAGGCCAGCTGCCCCAGCGTCGCCCCCAACGCCCGATAGCGCCACATGCGGTGCAGGGTTTCGTCGTCGGCGTCCAGGGCGGCGTCAATTGCTGTTTCGCAGTCCTGCGTCAATTGCAACAACGTCGATCACCTCCGCTTCTAGCTCTCTCAGGTCGCTGATCCGTGCCCCGGTGACTTGCGCCACCCAAGCGTCGATTTCGGCGCTCGTTGGGGTGTGGATGGTGATTTCGTGCGGTGCGTCGAGTCCATACAGGCGAATGTGACGGTCGATGATGCTGACGGCCATCTTCACCGCCGGGAGATGCTCCGGCCCGTTGGGGTCGGTCGCTTTGCCCCACACACTGCGGAGCAGGCGCTCCAAACGGCCCGCTTCTTCGGCTCTGAGGGTCTCGCGGGTCTGCGGGTCGCCCACGCGCGCTGCCAGAGTTGTCTCGACGGCCAATCGCGCCGCCGCCGGGCTGGGGAAGCCGAGTGCGTCGGCAATTTCGTGGTAACTGGCACCTGCCAGGCGCAATGCGGTCGCCGCTGGGCCTTGATTGGTCGTGGGGGCGTCACTCATGGCCCGATTTAATCCCGTCAACGAGCACATGAATCGAGTCAGGCGTCTTGGGTGGCCCCAACGGCGGCCCGGCCCGCCGCACGGTCGGTCTCACGGTCTGTTCGACACACCAGGCGATGTAATCGCTCATGTTCCAGCGCCGGGCGCGGGCACGGTCGGCGGCTTCGGCATACAGGTCAATCGGTAGGCGCACGGTCGCCCTCACCCGTCTCCCTTTGTACGGCTGCGGCATGGACCACCTCCCTAGTGCAGACAGCTTCGACCCATTGACCGATCGACATGTGATGACGGTTGGCTTCGGCTTCCATCAGTTGGCGCAGGGCGATCTGCGGGCGGAACGCCACCGGCAAGTCCTTGACGCGGTCTCGCATGGCGTTAACGTAACACGAACCTGCCGCAGTTACGAGTGGTAGTGTCCGCTGGGGACCCTGGTTGAAGGGCAAGTGGGCAATGAAGCGAGTATGGCTGTTGGTGATGGGCCTGTTGATGGCCGCCTGTGGGTCGGCGTTGGCCACCGGCGAAGCAAGCGACAAGGTGTTCGTGTGCAAGTACGTCAGCACCCCCGGCGAAGGTGAGCGCCTGCAAACCGGCGACAACCCGATCAGCGTCAGCGTCAATGCCATCCCCCTGGGCGACGTGCGCGTTGGCAGCGAGTTTGCCGACGCCCAAGGCCGCTCGGTGGTGATCGCTTTCGACATCGGCCAGCCCGAACCACCCGCCACCGACTGCCCGCCACCCAACGACGACCCACCCCCGACAACCAGCACGTCGACCACCGAGCCGGAAGGCGACGACCCGGGAACCACCACCTCATCGAGTTCGACCACGACCACCTGCGCCGACTGTGGCATCAACACGGTGGTGATCATCCCGACGACGACGACCACGGTGGCCCAGCCGACCACGACCGTCTGCACCGACTGCGTGCCGAACACGCAAGTGATCCCCGGCGGAACGACCACGACTTCCACGACGACGGCTCCCGTCACCCCGTCGACCTTGGGCACCGCCCCAACGACCACCGTGCGAGCGACGACGACCGTGCCGGTGACGATCCCCGAGACGCGCTGACTACTTCCAGGTCTGCCCGAAGTTGACCGAGCGCCGATGGCAGTCGTTGCAGTCCCACCAGAACTTGGCCTTGGTGACGTTGTGATGCCGACACACCACCTGCGCGGCAGCCGACACTGTCGGTTGCGGAGACTCCACTGGTGGCGTTGACGCAGCCGGTGGCTCAACGACG